GTAGAACCTGACCTAAAAAAAAGGGGTTTTGCACCCTTGCGTTGATTGCATTGCTTACAAGCTGCAAGTAGGTTCGATTGATCAAAGACACTACCCCCACTAACTCTGGATTCAATATGATCAACTTGTGCATTTGATTTATCTAAGTGTGTGCCACAGTACTGACACTGCCATCCATCTCTAGCTAATACAGATAAACGGGTGCGCTTCCAATGTGCTGTGCCTAATGCTTTTTTACTCAATGCCATCCTTTAGCGTTTAAATGTTTTAGGGCTTTGCACGCATTTGGTACACCGTTTACAAATCCATAACGGTGACCAATATATTTGACGCCTAATGATACTTGTTGTAGTGGATTCTTACTCAACATAATCTCATTACGTAATTGTGGGATTCCATGATGTGATCCGTTACGGGCTTTGTAATTCCAATTACTTTCCTTGGTATAAAGCGTCAAGATACATGCGTACTGCTTGTCATCATTTAATAAGGCTTTTGCATATTGTTGAGGTGTAACTGTTGAAATGGATTTGTTTGTAGTTAAAGCTTGTGCTGTATCAATCTGTTCGACTGGCACTAATATGGCTGCAAGACATAGAGCTGTCCCAAATACTGAAGCCAACGAACTCGCAAGCTGCCCCTTGAGGGGCTTGCGTTCAGGCTTTAAGAGCCTGTCGCAGGCTGACAGTATAGTCACCTTGTCAAACTGATTTACAAAAGCGCAGGTCAGACGGCGTGTCAGATCCCTTACTTTACATAATGTATAACGCTTACCCATAACCTTCACTCCAATCATGTTCACAGTTATTACAGCTGTGAAAGTAGTTGTTGTTGTATTTGGTAGTTGTTGTGTTATAGCCTAGGCACTCTGGGCATTGATCTTTTTGCATATTGAACAGCTCAAACCTTCCATCTTCCAAGCCCCACATGCAGTACAGCGGACTGGTTCTTTCATAAAGTCTGTAACCTCTCTCACGCCCTTATTCTCGCACCTTTGGCACTTGGCTACCACTACTTCAGGCGGTATGTCCCAACCTTCTTCAATTTCAAATATTGTGGGCTTTTTGCATTTGTTACACTTCATTTGTACAACTTTAACGGTTGTCGTTTTTATACCAGCCATTGCCCTTGAATATTGCTGAGGTGGCACTCCACACTCTAGCCATGCCAGTTTGACAACAAACAGGAGTAATGTGTGGTTCGTTCATACTAGCTTCAATCTCTCGAACAGCCCCACACATCACACAGCTGTATTCATATACAGGCACTTATGCCTTCCATCCATAATCTATGTGGTTAATGCAGCCACATCCTACGCACTTGACTAATTCACCTTCATGCACCATGCGTGGGTCATTACAAAGTTCGCAGCAGTCCTTAAGATTTACTACATCAAGAACAATGTGATCGTTTTCGACTGTTACCTTTGTGCCATCTGGTTTAATGAACTCTATATATCCCATTATTTATCATCCTCACCAAATGACCATTTTCCGTTTGCTGTCAAACGTCCCCATTTAGCTTCGCATTGATCCGCTTTACGTTTTTCAACACAAACAAAACCGTAGTAGGGCTTTCCCGCAGCCGTAGTCCCCTCTTTTCTCAACATACTGCCGTGAACACAATCGTAAGTAACGTCCACCACGGTTGCACCAAGAGAAGCTGCAACATCATCTACTTTCCATTGCACAGGATCTTCTTTGGCTTCAGGTGCAGTCCAAGGATTCTCTTTAATGTCATTTCTTAATGCCATTTCAATAGCCGCTGACTTTGATCCAACTTTGCCATACATTGGCTTTGGTTGCATTTGGTCACCTTTTACCACCTTAGCCATTTCTTCTTGGCTTGGTCTTTTGCCTTTGGCTGCGTAGCCACAATTTGCCAATGCTCTACCAAGGCTGGAAGTCTCCGCATTTTCAAGCGCAGATGTAGAATTGACGCCTCTGTCAGACACCAATTCAAAAGCGAGACCAGTGCTAAAAGGACTGGTGTCCAAGTACGTCCGATATATCGCAGTGCGGACAATGAAACGTTTATCAGTAGCTTCAAGAAGCTGAGTATCAATACGGAAGTCAGGATAATCTGCAATAAATTTAGCAAGTCTCACCTCTACTGTTTCGTAATCGTCTAAGTTAAATCCCATAATCTATTTCATCCAATCCTTGTGCGTATGCTTGTTGTTGCTCCAGACTCCACGTACTGCCATCATGCCAGCGTTCCAATTCCGTTCTACATGGTTGGCAATAATTTGTGTACTTTCGTGTCGCCTTTCGGCTTTGGCTAATCGACGTAAAAATTGCCATGACTTGACCTTTGAGACTAGTTTTCCCAAAACGGTAAGAACAGTAATCACAATAGTTCTTCGTTCGATTCAGTATTATCATCTCTTAGTTCAGCAATGATTCTGTTGTACACACAGGCGTAACCGATAATGTCTTTGACAGAATCCTCTTGGTAGCCTTCACTGAGCCTAGAGACTTTGACGAGCAACATGCACATAGCGGCTTGCTCAGGACTAATGTAAGTGTCCAGATAACCTGACCACAATTCGCTGATTCGTCTGTGGTTAGTGGCGCTGCTTCCATACACAGCGCCTCTAGCTCTGACAATATCTTTGACTTCATCTAGTAAGTCCTCAGTTCTTTTCATAATCAAATACCTCATCTTGGACAACTCGTTTGGCTGCCTTGGCTGAAGCATAACCGTTAACCCAACCACGTTGCTTGCCTAGCTTGAAGCCCTTATCAAAGCCCAACCAATGGAAGCAATATGAAATACAAGCTGTGTAGATCAAAACGCTGATCGCTGTATATGCACTCATGCGCTTAACCAACTTGCTTGATATGTGGAAACAATCGTCCATTGCATTACTGCTTCATCATAAGCAACTACGTAATCTTCATCTACCTCATCTAGGTATTGAGAAGCTAGTAAGCAAGATACATAATCTGAAAACCAAAAGACAACATGCTCATTTTCTTTTGGCTCGTAGCCTTCTTTAAATAAACCCTCAAAACGCAAAGGATCTTCATTTAAGATTGAAAGCCATGGGGCTGACATCTCACATAATCTTTCAAAATCAATAGCTGTAACTTTCATAACTACCTTTCCTTGCTGTAACACCAAGCCGTTACTTGGATAAGAGAAGGATCGCAAAAAGCACAGACATTTACAATGCCTGCTTTGGCGTGTTTCATAACTATTTCGTTACAGAATACCTATTGCGTCGAAGTCGTCAATATGGTCGTCAATGGTTCGGTTAGGCTCTTTTCCCATATACCTTACCCTCAAAAATAAAGCTGCCGTCGTGGTTGATTGGCACAGTAACTACGCTTACACGTGCCTTATCTACATACGCAACGGCGAATCCTTGCTGCCAGTTGGCATAGCCACGGGTATAGCTCATACCGCTGCTTGCTAGGTCAACTAAGTTACCTACCTCTACACCCTGTAAAACACGCCCTAAACGCCCGTTATGAGCCTCTGAGACCGCCATATGACCCAGCCTATGAGTATGCCCACAGACCAAATTTTTGCCTATTCTGCGAGCGCCGTTTAAGGCAGTTTGCCCAGCATTGTTAGACATTGGGAAAGCGTCGCCGTGAGCGACGTGCCAACCCTTAGCCCAGTCAAATCCGTGTGGGTGAAATTTAATGTTGAGCTGGTCATATCCCATAAAACGTTCATACTTGAGTTCGGGTAAGTTAAGGAAACTTGGAAGTCTTTTCTTGATTGATCGGTAGAGTCTGATTCCATGGTTGCTTCCTACTATGTCTGTTACTCCTAAGTAGGTTAAAACCTCTTGAGTAAATTTCCTGTCATCATCTAAATTACCAACCATCTCGTCAATGGTATTGGCGTTAAAGCTTCCGAGTTGGGGCATATCGATTTCATCACCAACTTGGATTGTCTGGTGTGGCTGCCACTTGGCAAGAAACCGTCCTACGTTTTTAACTGCTATTTCATTTATGAAAGGCGCTTGAAGATCGCTGATAAATGCAATGCGCTTAATAGATTAGTCCTCATCCTCGTCGTCGTCATAAAACGGGGTTATGTCAGTTTCCGTGGTTTGTGGAATTAACCAATCAGGAAAACTGCTTTTGTTATCCATTAGCCCCAGTGATACTTCAACGGAGAAACCTGCTCTGCGTAATGATTGATACCACTCATGTAACGCAATGGCGTGCATGTCAAGTGCAGTAGTCTCTTTACGAGCTACAGACTTCCTGCGTGCAGGTTTCTTTTTGGCTGCCATGTCTTAATTGTCCCTTGATAGTATGACAAACAACTCATCAACACGCCGTTCGAGTCTGTTGATTGAATCTTTAATACTTGACCCACCATTTGGTCTAAGTTCATTTAACCAACCTTTTACTAAGAATCTAAGTCCTAGTAAAAAGGCAGTTAAGACCGTTGTAATTGCGGCACAAATAGCGGCAATATCTACCGCTGCCATTACTCTTTTGAGCCTATGCCAAACGCTGTGTCGTCAGGGTTTAAGCTGCGAAGAATAGGTGCGATAAATGCAACTAGAAATGCTTTCCAAATATCTGAAGGTGAAGCCTCTGGTGCTGTTACATAGATTGTAGCTAGACAAACAAATGCGCTTCGTCCGTAGCTGTTAATCATTGCCCAATGTTTTGCTTTCATATCTTGCCCCCTAATAGTGGTATGTCAAAGAAACTGCTGTCATTATCGGAAGCCTTGGTAAAACTGATATGGATGTGATGGTTGTGCGGACTAAATCCTCTGTATTTGCGCCACTTGTATCCAAGGATTGGGCTAGCAATTTTGCCCAGATGGATTACATAATGAATACGTCCGTGATTTTTAGCGTAGAGTCGTAACTGATCTGCCACATCCGCACTAATTCCTTTTTGGTCAGATAAGCTAGCGTCAACGTCAATTGCCCTGACAACGTAATTCCCTTTGGGGTCAGGTATGTGGTCGGACTTTCCTGCTTTTTGATGACGCAGATCAGCAATCCATCCATCACTGGCACGCTTGCGATCTGCAAAAAAATCATCAAATTGTTCTCTGAGTTGAACAGCTGACTTAGATAACCAAGGTTTCATTACTCAACAATTTCTTTACTTGGTATTAACCATTGCAAAGTTTGTTCGTCAAATCCAATGGCATTTTCAGGTTCAGGTGCAATAAATGCGTCTCTAACTTCATCATATGTATAACCTATACCTGCGTAGTTATATCGGATATTGCCATTATATGAAGTTCTTTTGCATACTTGACCCCTAAAATTGCCATACCAAGTTTCAGGGTCTAAACCTTCTATCAACTCAGTTTCATCAATTCCAACAATAACTTCAGTAACAATGTTGTTTTCATCTAAAAATGCGTAATGTGCCATTAGACCCAACTCACATTTCCAGTACCAGCTGTAATAGATGTAATTTTGTAACCACCGCTAGTAGATGTTGAACCAGTGAGACCAGCACCAATAGTAATTGTGTATGTATTTGGATATTTTAAAATAACAATTCCTGAACCGCCATTGCCACCATAAGTAGTGCCTGACCACCAGCCACCACCACCACCGCCTGTGTTAGCTGTAGCGTCGCCACCACCTAAATAAATACCATTACCACCACCGCCGAGACCACCAGCACCTTGGTTTGCAGGGTTATTTGTTGCGCCTGTTCCACCACCACCGCCAGCATAATATGTAGCAGAACCAGTTATTGAGTTACTTGCACCAATACCACCTGCGCCACCTGTGTTGGTTGTTCCGTTACTGCCTGCTATACCAGCACCACCGCCACCAGCACCACCACCTGTTGCACCTGTTCCACCGTCATAACCTTCGACTGGTGAATATCCGCCAGCGTTACCAGTTCCTTTTAATCCACCACCACTTTGGTCAGCACCGCCACCGCTACCGCCATTACCACCATTTGTTGCAGTTGCACCACGACCACCGCCTGTAGATGATATTGTGCTAAATGTGCTTGTATTTCCGTTGCTTGGATTTGTTGAACGACCTCCACCACCAGCACCAATAGTTACTGTGTAATTTGTGGAAGGTAAAATTGATAAAGGTGAACCACCTATTGAAGTTCTATAACCACCAGCACCGCCACCGCCTGATGAACCACCGCCACCGCCTGAAGCGACAACTAGATAGTCAACTGATATTGCGCTAATTGGTGTAAATAAAGCACCAGCAACAATGTTACCGATCATTAGGCTATTGCACCTACAACATACCAAGTATCTGTTGCTGTTTTAATGCAAGCTGCTGTTTTGTATTGAGCCAAAGTTGGTGAAGCAGCTGTAGCACCAGCAGATAAAATTGTTGTTGTGCCTGAAGTTACTGCGCTGATTGTGCATGTTCCTGCACCTTTGTTTAATACTGTAATGCAAGTTCCAACTGGAAACGCTACTGAAGCATTTGTTGGGATTTTGAAAGCAACTGCTGTGCCTTTGTTCATAGGAACTAAAGTCTGATATTGGTCATTTAAAACAGCTGTGTAATCATCTGTCTTATCTGCACCTACTGTAAAAGTCACTAAGCCATTAAACATTGCAGCGGAAAGCACGTCTCCTGCCGAACTTGGAAAGCCTGTAGCCATTGTGTATTTCTCCTTATTGTCTAATTATACCCTAGTAAGAGAGTATGTCCTCTGAAAGTATCCCATATGTGGGGCTGGAAATAATGAATCCGTCAACCAAAGGCTCAAGTGTGGTCACTGTTGCGAACCAACGTTGAGCTGTAATTTCCCAACTGATTCCTTGAACTTGTAAGTTCTTAGTAATTGTTGATCCATCTGGCTGAATATTAGAAATGTTTACGTTGTCAAAATAATCTAAAGCTAAGATAGTACCAATTGGCACATTTGGATCTAGCAAGTCCAACCTCATCTGGTCAATTCGGATGGTTGTCGTTGATCTCGTAGCAACATAAATACGAGCAATGTTCATTGCTTCGGCATTTGTTTCAACAACTAAATTGTCATAATTAACGCTATGCGGAAAGTAAGTAGCAACGCTGCCTGCGTCCTCTGCAAATTGCGGCGCACCGCCCACGGGAGTCATAGTCGCCTGATTAATAATAAGTTTGTCATCAAAGGCAAATACAAGATTTGTGTAAGGAATACCACCTGTTTGATTGAACTCAATAGGTGTGCCACCTGCTGAAGCTACAACTGTTGCACGATTTTTAAATACAGCTTGCCCTTCGCCGTCGCAATAAAATGCCCCTTGTTCGCTGAACTCGGCATTGACAATGGCTGACAAAGCTGTTCGTGTTGTTGCTGGATCTGCTTGAACAGTTGAGTTGCCAGTTTGAATTGAACGTAAACTATCTGGAAAAGATACGGTGTCAAGGATCTTATCAATGCGTGTACCAGTGTCTTGTCCGCTGGGAGTATCGGGGATGGTAGTAATGTTGGCTAGGTTAAATAAACGGAAACCGTCAACAGCTGTAATGTCCACATAGCTTACATTTTCTGCTTGGTCATAGCTGTAGGCATATGTTGTTGTATATCCACTGAAAAGGTAATAGGTAGTGCCGTTGTATGTGGCAGAAATTCTTAATTTACGTAAAGGAGTCAATTGTCCATACAGATCAGAGCTAGTATTTTGAGGATTGAATCTGCCTGTTGGGTCATAGATTTTTACAGTAGCAGTGCCAGCCTCGTACGTATCTCTTAGGATATTGCGACCACGATTGATCTTTACATTTCGTGCTACATCCGTTAAGTCAATAACCAAGGCAGGTGCAGTGCTATCTCCAAGCTCACCAACGCCAAGCACGCCGTTTACTGGATCTCCAATTGTAAAAGGGTTGCCGAAGGTCGCTCCAGAATTGAAGTTTAAAGAGATATTTAAATTAGCTGGTAATGCCATTAGTCCATTAACGACAATCTATTTAATTTTGATTGGCTACCTGAAGCAGAGTTATTAATCTGTGTTTTAGTTACAATGTCAGTGATCTGTTGATCTCCCACTTGAACTTGCACTTGAACAATAGGTGCGCCTGTCATTGGGTTGATATTTGGGTTAGCTTTAAAGTAGGCGTCTGCCTGTGCTTGTAAACGAGCAGACGAAGCTGCTAATCCTTGAGCAGCACCAGCCTCAATACCTAAACCAAGAAACTCAGCAGTTAAACTACTTTGAATTGTGTCGTACTTGCTTGGTGCATTTCCTAGATTCTTTTGAGCGTTAGCAACCTTGGCTAATTCAGCCAATGCCATTTGAATATAAGCAGGATAATCAGCAAAAGGATTTAAAGCTTTAGGTAGGCTAGATATAAACGCAGCCAACCCTGTTGTTCTAGCTTGTGACAAAAGAAGTTCATTAGACAGTCTGTCAGCTTCTTTAGCGTTATTGGTTAATAAAGCCAATTGTAATTCAAGACGAGTTTTTTCATTTTCAGATATTTTGCCTTGTAAAGCAGCAAGGATGTTAGCTTGATCCACGTCCATAATGCCTTGAGATTTCTTTAACTTAGCCTGATCCTGCATTGCTTTAGTGTTTGCTTTGGTTGCCTTTAACTGAGCCTCAGCCGCCGCTTTAGCGTCTTTAGCTGCTCTCTTTGAAGCGCCTTCAGCAAATTTAGCTGCTCCACCTTGATCTCCACCACGACCTAATTGGTCAGTGCCAATTGCTCTTACCGTATCTCCAGCTTCTTTTGCCTTTGATGTAAGGATGTCAATGCCTCTAATAACTCCAGCAATAGTGGCTAACATGCCTGCAGCCATTAATGCCCCACCTAAAGGATTGAGCATAAACATTTGAGCAATAGCAGCAGCTACAGCACTGTTTCTTAAAACGTTGATGGTTTTGATAATAGTTTGTAATGCAGTAATAAAGGCAGCAACCTTTGTGATTGCAAAGCCAGCAAGCATGACTGCACCAAAGACCTTGAGCAATTCAATATTTTCTGATATTAACTTACCCATTTTAGTCAGTACGGCTGCTGCTGATTCACCAAAGTTAATAATCTTGGTTTGTAATTGTTCAATATCCTGTGAGTTGGTTATTTGCATTAAAGCTTCAACAAGACCAGCACCAATACTTTCCTTAGCCTGATCTGCTGCAACTTTGATTCTTGCCAATTTGCCAGCAAATGTATTAGCGGCGGTTGAGGCTGCACCCTTGGTGATATTTGTGATCTCTTTCAATATTGCAGCAAAGTTACCTGAAGCAAGAGTTGTTTTACTTATGCCAAGACCCAATGCCTTGATTGCCCTTGTGTCACCTAAATAAGCCTTGCTTAAAGCGTTGGCAGCTTCAGTAACGCTAATACCTTGGCGGGCAGCAATATCCATTGCAATGTTGGTTAGATTCTGACTTGCAGCCAAACTGCGTGTCGTTGTAAGTAATTGTTCATAAGCAGGGATTAATTGATTGTCTGCCACACCGTATTGAAGTTTGAGGCTGTTTAAGAAAGCAAGTGAATCATTTGTTGCAAATTCAAATCCAATAGATTGTAATGAGTTTTTAAATAAGTTTAATTGCTTCTCGTTCTCAGCAAATGCGCTGATGGCTGACTTAGCAAAAGCCGTAACTCCAACACCAATAAGAGCGTTTTTGACATTACGGGCTAATTTATCAGCTGCGTTTTCTGCCTGAGTAAAGGCTTTTTTGCCCGTGAATTGGGCGGCAATATCAATTACTATACTCATTGAGTGACCTTCCTAAAATATTGTTTCTTGCTAAATGCTTCATTTGCATTGTAAATGGCTTTAAACACAGCTGCATTAGCCTTACCTTGATCCTCAGCCCATGCTCTGTAGATCAGGCGACCTTTCATATAACGACCTTTTTTTGTTGAACTCTCTATGTTGCCTTGCTTGAGTTCTCCCATTGCTTGAATAAAGTCTGCACCCGCTTGTGGGTTGTTTGAGTGACTTATATCGTGGTTTCTTGGATCGCCTTTGCGTCCAACCCATGGCTGACCATTAGGGTTTTTACGTCCAGCCGTTTCGTAGATAGCACCTTCAGCTGACTTGTTAATAATAAAATAAACGGCTTTAAATCCACGTCTATTAGCTTTTCGTGGAGTGGTGCTGTATTTAATGCCTTTGACAACTCTTGCTGAGTTATACAAAGGAAATTTTCTTAATCCTTCAGCGTTTTTCTCAGATCGTTTTCTGTAACTCCAATTGGAAAGCGGTGAGTCAACAGGCGCATAACTTTGAGCCTTTTTGACTACACCGCCAAGAGCCAAACCAATCTGATCGTCTAGTTGTGCGCCAAGTTCAGGGGCATAGTCTTTAAGAGCTTTTTTAAACTCAATTAAGCCTTTTACCTCTGTTGGCATTTTCCCTAGCCTTTGCGTCATCATTGAGAACTGCCAAAGTAGCCTTTAACATATCTCTATCCATATTAATAAATTCAGAGTGAGGAATCCGTGTTGTAATTGCTAACCTAGCAACAAGGTAGTGAAACGAATCCCTCGTTATCCATTTGGGTTATCAGCGTCCAGAATTTCCACTTTGGAAAGTGTCTCTAAATACTTCTCGCCAAAAGGCACAACAGTTACGTTGTTGCGCCTTTCAGCTTCCCAAGCCAACCAATAGATTCCAGTTTGTTTTTCTTCCTCTCGGAAGTATTTGTGGAATCCAGATTTCATTTCCCGTTCAAATGCAAACTCAATAGCAGGTGTCACTTCGTACTCGTTAACGTCACCTGAAGCCTTGGTTATTTTAAGTTTAATCATTTTAGTCCTTTGTTATGACCATGTTCCTGTTGTAGCTGGTGCAGTCTTGCTATTGCATGTAAATACAATGTCAAAAGTCGCTATATCAGCTGGTGAAGGAGCATTGATGTCTGTTAAGTTGTCAACAAGAATTGTACCAGTATAGATTGGGTTTGTTGTTGAAACTGCAGCAGATGAATCTTGAATTGCTGAGAAAGCAACAGTTGAGCCAAATGCAGCTTGTAGAGTTGCACGTACTGAACCTGCGCCTGAAGCAGCGTCGTTGTTTAAGAAAGTTACAGTAATTGTATCGGCTGACAATCCAGTTGCGTACTTATGGCTGGTGTCTCCCATTGCTGTGATTTCGATTTGATCTACTACACGGTTTAAAACAAATGATTGTACATATGCTGATAGGTCAACAGAGTTGACTTTAAAACCGACCTTGTTATTGAGAAAAGTTGCCATTGATTATTCCTCGTCTTTCTTGGCGATTGTTGGCTTTGGCTTGTCTTGTGTTACTTCTTGACCGATCTTTTTAAGAAAGGCAATATCTTCGTCTGTTAGTGACATTTTAGCTCCAAGTTGTGAGTGTGCTTATGTTTATTGTGGAAACCATCATTTCTTGAGCTTCCTGCAATACTGAAGGTGCGGATACGCTTTCAACATTGAACTTAATGCTTGACGCACTGAGTTTTAAAAACACAGCACAAACCATGTTTTCCAATGCTATTAAAGACGCTTGATTGTCCAACATTGGCACTATGCAAGTAATTACAAAATTTGCTTTAGCACCAACATTATATTGATTGTTACTAGGCTCAAGCATAGGATCGTTGTAGCGTAGAACAACACTATTGGCAGTAGGTGTGGCAGGGACGTAGCTGAACGTATCCCACACCCCTGCATTACTTAGCGCAGAGGCAATGGAAGCTCTGAGAGTTGTAACGGCAACTGTCATTAGCCTATTAGTCCATTGGGGGCTAAGTGGTTCGCAAGCAAGCCTCGTACTTTAGCAATTAAAGTTGAACCCATTTTAAATGGCGACGGTTGAAAATTAGGATCTAATGCCCCGCCGTTTGCTGCTTGTTTTGCCTGCCAGATTTCAGTGCATACCATAAGGGTAGCAAGTTTAACTTCGGGTACAGTTGAGTATGTAACATAATCTGTTGCGGCAACAGTGCCGTAAGGTGAAGTTGGATGAATTGGCTCAACAGTTGAGTGGTTAGTCGCAAATGTTATTGAATATGTATCTACAGCTGTAATTGTTTTAGAACCATTGAAAGTGCTTCCGTTACCACTTACCGTTACTACTTGACCCACAAAAAAATCATGTGGTGTATCAAAATATAAAGAACCAGCACCGACAATATGAGAGTGTGCAGAATTAAATGCTTGATTTTTCCAAAGATAATCTGTAATTATGTTTTGTCCAGCCTGACATACTTCTTCAACAGTTGCAGAAGAATACAAACTGCCCAAACTCAAATTTGCTCTAAGTTCGGCTTCTGTGCAAAATGTGGCTGCCATATTTACCTTTCTTTAAAAGTTAAGGGGCAAAGGCTTCCAATGCCCCTTAACGCTGTTGATCTATCTAATTAGATCAGGACTTGTTCCAACGACGGATACCGCCTGCAAGCTTTGTTGCAATTGCGTAATATCCATAAACTGCCACCTGTAAACGACCATTTGAAAGTGCTTCGACTCTCAAAGTTGTCTTAGGGGCTTCGTAGAACGTAATTGATGATGGGTTAACTAGGAACATTGAATCGTCGCCTGTTCCTGAACCAATGTATGGATCTACGTAGAAGTTTGTACCCAATACAGAACCAACAACAGATGTTGGTGAAGAAATACCTGCGTTATTAACAGGATTTGCAGCTGCGTAGATTGGACGCTTAGTTGAATCTTGCGCTCCAAGTAGTACAGACCACCATGAGCTATTAGCAACTAAATTAGTTGCAAATCCACCTGTTGCAGCATAAGCAGCAGCAGCTTCAGTTGCGATAAATGATTGTAGTCCGTCTGCGTCTGCAGTTGCTACACCAGTTGCTTGTGTACCTGAAGTAATGAATTGTGTAAACATTGCTTCATCAGTTGCCTTAGCATAGGCTCGGTTTAGCTCACGTACAAGCTCATCATAAAAAATCGGGCTGGATCGGTCTAGGAGTTCCCAGCTAATGGTTTGTAATCCCGCTGCTTTCTTAACATCAACTGTGATGTAAGAAGAAGCCATCTCAGTACCGCCAAGTGCTTCACCCTCTGTTGAGTTTGAATCAATTGATGGAGCTGTTGTTAACTTCGGGATAGTAAATGACATGCCAGATGTAGGCAGAGCGCCTCTGCTTACTGCTTCCACTGAAGGTCTTACATCCAAAGTATTTGTAATGAACTCAGTTAGGTGAGGTGCAAGTGTTAGACCTGTGTTTGTCGAAGTATCATCAGTTGCAAGAATTAATTGGCGAGCTGACTCGTCACCCATTGCAGCTTTGATGTTTGCCTCAAGGTATTGACCTGAAGTTAATGGAGCAATGCGTGGCTTGGTGTAAACCGCCGCTGTTACTGTTGGGCGAGAAGCTTCAACCGCTGGGGTTTCTACTACCTCGGTCGCAACAGGTGTATCGGTTGTTGTGTTTTCCACAATTTCCTCTATTTCTGTTTTGGTTTCGGTTGAAACTGCCTCTGTATTTTCAGACGCAGCTACGCTGGTGACTTCAGCCGTTTTAAAGGCGGCTGCCTGTACGAGCGAAACTTCAATTAGACGGGCAGCACTTACATGGTAAACACCGTCTTTATTTTTTCCTTTAATAACTTCAACACCAACACTTAGCCCTGAACGCAAATTTTCACTGGCTTCAATGAGGCTGTCAGTGCCACGTGTTGTATTGCTAACCTTAAACTCAGCAAAAATTCCTGAGTTGTCCTCGGTTACATTTTTCATGCGACCAATTGGTTGCTTAGGATCATGTTCTAATAAAAGTTTGATTTGTTTTGGATCATCAATTTGAATTGAATTTGCTTCGAAAATTACTTTGCCTGCGCTGGTATTTCCAATTTCGTCACCATAAGGTGCAATTTTTCCAGCAATGATTCTGCGAGATTCTGACGCTTCTAGGTCAGCTGAAAAATTAATTATTTCCATTAGGGCTTAGTTCTTCCATTTCTCTAGCTTGTTCAACAGTGATTAGTTCTAGTTGTAACATCTTTTCAATGACTGCAAGTCTTTCCATTGGATCAGTGCGTAAGAATCCTGAGTCAATGTCAAATTTTACATATTGTGTTTGTGGGGTCAGATCATCCTGACTGAATCTTTTTTCAACGGCGTTTAAATACGGAGCAAGAGTAAAACTTACAAGCTGACGACGGTTATCTAATATGTTCTGATAAACCATACTATTGTTCATATCCGCATTTAAATAAAATGCGTCAATGTTGAATAGTCTGGCAATTTGAGCGCTCATATTCTGTAAAGCGTCCACGTACATCATATCTTTAGGAGAAAACGCTGTGGCTTGATATTCGAGCGAAGCCGTGAGATACGCTGTTGATCGTGACTCTCTAGCTCTGCGCCAAGCTGCTAATAATCCTGCAACTTCTTTTTCACCAAGGTCACTGCCATTGTTTTTCAAAATTCCCGCTGGCTGTGGAGTTGCTGAAGCAACTGCAACTGCCTTTTCTAAATCTACAGCTGCTTTTAAAATTCTTGCGCCTGAAGTAATGATTGGATCTTTACCAATTTGAATTGTAACTAAACTTCCAATTCCTGACATTGGTGCTTCTTTGCCATCAACAAAATATTGATCCACATAAGTGTTGTCTTTATTTAATTCAACTGTAACTCTTGAGTTTCTTACAAATTCAAATCTCGCAGGTCTGTTATCGTCCTGATAGGTCTCAACCACTCTCAGATAAGCGGTGGAATACCAGATGAGGCTGTCAATAATCCAGCTAAGTGTTACATTGTTTGGCGCATTTTTTTCTAATTGATTTACCCATGGAAGATTTGGGATTTCTTCTCCAGTTGCTTTTGAATATGTAGAAAGATCCATACCTGAGATAATTCCGCAAATAATATTTCTTGCTTGTTGCACTGAAGGCACAGTGATCGCTTCAGCTCTGTCAATTGTAAATGCAGAAAGCGGAGTGTAATAATTAAATGGATCGCTCATTACTGGTGGAGCGAGTTGGGCTTTAATATCTGTTTTTGGTGTTGCGCCTACTAAGTTGCTAAAAAATCCCATTGGAGTATTATATCAGTTTTGTCCCTTATGCGTAGATCATTGGCACTGAAATTGGTCGAGAAAGAAGATTTACGCACATAGCTGTTGCAATTGCCGCCGTAACGTCGCCAGCTGATTTTCTGCGGATAATTCTGAAGCCAGAGTCATTATATTTCGCAGCGCAGTTATTCATGCTGCTTACCCACTCTGGTTGACCACTGTGCAACAATCTAAAATTTGTAAGACTATCGGCAAGCTCTCCACATGCCTGATAAAAGTTTTGACCGCTAATATCTACAAGCTTGTGATTCTGTTGCTCTAATTTCTGAGCAATTGACGCAGTGGCATATCTATCAAAAGCGATTTGAGACGGTCTATATTTTAAAGCCCAGTCATGTATTGCTTGGGTCATTTTAAGTTCATCAATGGCTATATCTGAAGTAAATGTCTCCATAATGCCCACACCAATCTTGCCATCAACTATCTGGGCGGCAACAAGTGAGCCAGTGCGTTTTGACGGGCTAACGTCAAATGCAAAGACTGTGTTAGCACCAACTGGAAGTACCAAATCGGATTTGCTACAAGCTTCAATTGAGCCAAATGTCCATGGCGATACTTGAGAATCAATCCAAACCGAAAATGTCTCCGTCAGAGTAGTTTCAATGCTGTTAGTAGCAATTGATTCTTCAATAGCTTCTTCGGTGATGGTATGACCTAGTGCTGGGTTGCTTATTGCCCATAATTTACGATCTTGTAAGTTTTGACGGATTGAAGGCGGTGCGCTGTATTCATAAAATCCAAATGAAGGGCTTGGATACTCCATTGCCTTAGTTCTAAGGTCATTAAGCACTGTACTGAAAGCGTCTCCAGCATTACTGCAATAAAGGCTTTGCGCATTTGGTCTTGCACGTGTAGTTGGCACAGCTGCTTGAAAGCCCTCAACCGATACCTCACGGAGTTCATCAATAAATAAGAAATCGCAGCTTTTGCCTCTAGCGCCGTCACGGGTGGCTGCAACAATTTCATATCTGGTGTTGTCAGTTAACGTGATTGATTCTTGTCCATTGGTGTAACGGATTGATTTAGTCTTGTGCAATAGCACATCATTTTCTTCAATAGTGTTGGCAACAGCTCTAAACACGTCAAATGCCATAGATCGATTAGAGGACAAGCCAATTATGTTCTTGGAGTCAAAAACGAACATATGAGCCAAAATCATCACTTTAGCTAGTTGAGTCTTGCCGTTTTGTCTCGGCGTGATTGCAAGATTGGTACGTCTCAAAAATTTGCCATTTTTTACACGCAACATATCCTCAAGCACACAAGCTTGCCATGGGAGCAAAGTTATGTTGATAGTTTTCAAAAATTCTACAACTTCAGGCAATCTGGACTCACCTTTTAGAAAAGGTGTGTGAATACGAGGCTTTACAGCCCCTATGAGCGGTTTTTTCTTTGCCCCTCGTCTCGGGACATCACCCTTGGCTTGTTCGGGCTTCTCAAGGCTACTCATGGCTTTTCAAAGGGACTCTCTGGCTTCGTTGCCACCGTTTCAGGGAGAGGAACGCCTGA